AATACGTCTCCAAGGACGGCGTGCTGATTTATGTCTATCTCATAGGAAGTGGCCGGTGGTGCGCGCCAGACGACGAGGACATGGCCATCTTCGCCACACTGACCTGGATAGAGGACAGCGAGAGCCCAGTGTGACCGACTGCCTGAGCCGTTTTGCACGACTGCCCAGGTCAAAAAGAGCGACTTGGCATACCCGAGCCGCAGCGAACGGTTGCCACGGGCCGCAGCCCGCTACTGCGCCGAAAGGCAGGGCAATCTTGCAACCCCAGCCACGTTGGGCTATACTCAGGCCGTGCCCTGGTGGTGTAGTGGTTGCACGACTGCCTTCCAAGCAGGTTGGGTCCTGTCCCCCTGGTTTGACGGGCTTTTGGGCCGTTACCCGGACGGCTGCCCCGCTGCCCATGCTGCCTACGCCTCCTTGGTTCCGGTAGCCACTTTGCTACCATGGTAGTATGGAAGAAGCACCGCCTAAGCGCAAGAGGGGACGGCCACGCAAGGCCGACCTCATTCCCCGGCAGAACATCGCCCTGCCCGAGATGCACCTGGAGCCGAGTGAGCGGAAGTTCGTCGCTGCCTGGATCGAGACCGGCCAGATCAAGCGGGCCTCCGAGCTAACCGGCATCTCTGAGCGCACGGGTGCCCGGTGGTCGAAGCGGGGCGACATCCTCACCGCCCTGGAGGCTGCCTTCACCAAGTACGGCATCGACGAGGCCAGCCTGGCCGATCGCCTGTACGCCGCCCTGCACGCCACCCGTGTCACCATGATACCCCAGGGTGACGGCTCCATGGAGATCGCCTACACCGAGGACCACCCCACCCAGTTGCGGGCGGCCGGCGTCATCACTGACATCCTCTTCAAGCTGCGTTCCCTGGAACGGGGATCGGAGGGGAATACCGATCTCCCGGAGCTGCCAACCGACCTGAGCACACTAGGCGCCCAGGAGATCATTGAGTATGCCGTCAAGCGAACCATCAAGCGCAATTTTTGATGACGACCCGCCGGATGATGGAAGCCTTCTCTCCGCCCACATCCTGTACTCCCGTGCCTTCGGTCGCCAGGGACGGGAGATGGTCTTCCACCCGGACGGGTGCCGGGTTGGTGGCTTGGTGGCCATCGTGGAAGAGAAGCAGCCCAATCTCCCCGGCGTCGTGTGCATCACCGACCTGTACATCCGTCATGACTGGCGCCAACGCCGCTACGGGAAGCCAAAACTGATCGGACGGCAGGGCGCCTACCTAACCTTGCCCAGGGAGACACTCCTAGCCTATGACGGCCCAGACGATCGAGCCAATCTCCCTAGCTGAGGACGACCCGGCCATCCTGCGTCAGCGCCTGGACCGCTACCTGCGATCGAACGACGACCGCAAGCGGGAGACCTGGCTGAAGCTCCACCGGCACTACCTCATCGAGCGTATCCGGCTGCACGAAGCCTGCGACCAGGACCTGCACCTGCGCTCCATCATCCGGGCCGTCGTCCACTCCAAGGATGGCTTCTGGTTCTTCGCCAGGACCTTCGGCGTGGTGGCCGAGCCCCGGAGGAAGCAGGCCATGGGTAGGGGCCTCATTCCCTTCATCCCCATGCCCCACCAGGAGGAGGTGGCCGCCTTCTTCTTCGGCGTCCTGGAAGATGGCGTCGTCGGCCTGAACATCAAGTCATCCAGCATGGGGGTGTCCTGGACCATCTACCACATGCTGGCCTGGATGTGGCTCACCGACCGGGAGCAGTTCGTCGGCCTGCTGGGCTCCCGGATCGAGGACCTGGTAGACAAGTCCAGCGGCACCTCCGACATCGACACCATGTTCGGACGCCTGGAGACCATCATCAACGGCCTGCCAACCTGGCTCCAGCCTCGTGGCTTCGACATCACCGACAAGAGCCAGCGCATGAAGATGTGGTGGCGTAACCCGGAGAACGGCAACGTCTTCCAGGGCGAGAGCAGCACCGGCACCTTCGGCCGCCAGCGCCGGGCTACCGTGGCCTTTGCCGATGAGTTCGACTTCTGGGCCGATGCGGAGGATATGGTCAATGCCCTGCGTGACCGTGCCGGCGCCTCCTGGTTGGTGACGACGCCTAACTCCAAGGGCGAGCAGACGGCCCGAAGGATCGTGGAGGAGAAGAAGGCTCGGGTCCTGGAGTTGCCCTGGGAGATGCACCCCCTGAAGACCAGGGCCTGGTATGAGGACGAGAAGAATTGGCGCTTCTCCGAGGGCCAGGCCACTGAGCTTGACCTATCATGGGACGGCAACAAGTCCCACCTCATCTACCAGGAGTACGAGCGCTGCGATAAGGGCAACTACCCCTTCAACCCGGAGTGGCACCTCTATGGCTCCATCGACTTTGGACGATCAGACGGAACCGGCATCATCTGGATGCAACGCTCCCCACTCTCCCTCCGCCATCGAGCCCTGGCTGCCTACTACAAGGCCGGCTATGGCATCGAGTACTACCTACCCATCCTCGGCGGCCCGCTCACCTCCGGCGCTGATGAGTACAACCAGCTTGACTTGTCTTACATCGAGAACTCCCGTCTGTGGTTGAAGTCCCGGCCCATCGAGTGGTTCGGAGACCCGGCCGGCAAGCAGCGGCCACAGTCGGACAAGGGTAAGTCGGTCATCGAAACCCTGGCCGATCACCACATCTACGTCACCACCAACACCCGCTCGAACAGCTACGTCGATCGCCAGGAGGCCACTCGCCGCGTCATCAAGACCATGGAGGTCAACAAGCCCCTGTGTGCTATGCTTGATTGGTCAGCATCTCGCTATCGACGCTCAGAGGCCACGCCGAATGCCACGGCGCGTAGTCGCAATGCCCCGGTGCATAACCGGGCCAGCCACATCATGACGGCACTGGAGTTCTACGCCGTGAATGTGCCAGAGACGCCGGGGGACGGTACGGAAGAGAAGCGCGAGCGACACAAGGCGGCCTGGGAATGAGCCTGCCGTTTCCTACCGGCACGATGCCTCCACTGCCGCTTGCCGCTGACCCTCCCATGCCCGATCTGCCACCAGACTTCCTGGGAATGCTCGGAGGTCTCGGTGGTGGCGGGCAGATGGGTGCCGGCATCCTGGAGCCACCCGACATCCCGTCTCCCAGGAACGACCTCATCCGTGCCCGGATCAAGCCCTACAAGCTCAGGAAGTTCAACGACGGAAAGCCGACAGAACGACCTAAGGTGGAGTGGATCACCGCCGAGGCCAAACGCCGGAAGGACTACTGGGGCAGCCGAGACCGTCGCATGGACCTGGACGAAGCCCTCTACCTTCTCTCCGACGCCTCCGAGGAGACTGTCAACGGTGAGGAGCGTATCAGGCGCGTCACCCCTCGGGCTACCGTGGACAAGCTCTCCTTCATGGTTGGACGGCAGAAGACCAAGCTTTCCGTCAAGCCCAGAGCATCCGGCCGGGACTACCAGGACGCCGCCCAGAACGTTGAGGACTTCCTGTACGAGGCGGATAATGTCTTCAACAGCAAGCACATTGCCGGCCTGAACATGAAGCTGGGTCGGGACGAAGCGTGGCACGCCGCCCAGCGCGGTTGGCTGGCCGGTCGCGTCTGCCTTGACCCAGAGGACGACGACTTCCCGTTCACCTTCATGCTGATGGACGCCCGCAACATCTACCCGCAGCCCGGCCGCGCCGGCCCCGGCTTCATGCTGAATGTCATCTACTGCGAGCGAACGGACAAGGGTCGCTTCATCGCCCAGAACCTATGGGCCGATGACAACTCCTACGTCGCCTCCCTGGACAATGACGACGAGATAGATGTCGTGTGGTACGAGGACAGCTACTGGAGCGTGGTTCTGGTAGATGACATGCTCATCAGGAGCGAGAAACACAATTATGGCTTCTGCCCCTGGGCCATCACCGTGTCCGGTGGCGCCCCCATCAAGACGGACCTGGCCCGTGGTCAGTTCGGTTCCGGCATCATCACCCCTCTCCGCCACACCATCGGACACGTCGATCGCCTCCTATCGGCAGTGGCCACCGACATCAACCGCTTCGGCAACCCACCTACCCTCCGCATCTTCAATAGCACCGAGGGAGGCGGCAGGGCGCCAGAGCCCCTAGACCTGCGGCCAGGCGCCAACAACATCATTGACAAGGGCAAGGGGCAGGACTACCAGATTATGTCGGTGGTCCGCAACCCGAGCGACGTGCAACTCCTCTACCAGGCCATGGATGAGGACATCCAGAAGCAGGGCCTGGTCGGCTCCCTGTGGGGCAATGCCGAGGGCCTGGCCAGCGGCTTCCAGCAGTCCGTGGCCATCAACGCCGCCGAGGACGCCCTCTTCCCGGTCACAGACGCCATCATCCAGTTCCGGCAGATGCGAAATGAACTCCTGCTGAACCTCGTGCTGGTGGCCTCTGAGGAAGGCATCCTGTCCAGGGACGCCACCGAGGGCGACGGCCAGGCTTCCGCCGAGGGCATCACCTACCAGCGCAAGAACCGAGAGCCCGGCGCCCGTGCCCGTAGCGGCCGCAATCCCAGTCCGACGACCTTCGGTGTCCTGACGCCCGACGACATCAAGAAGCACGGCGTCCGCAACACCGTTCTCCTCCGCCGCATGACGCCACAGGACCTGATGCAGATGGTTCAGGCCGGGGCCATGGCCGTGAATGCCAAGCTCCTGAGCATCGAGCACGTTCGCTCGGAGTGGCTGGATGTGGACGACCCGGTGGGCATGAACCTGGAGGTCATGTATGAACTGATCTACCAGGACGAGGACATGATGCGGGAATACTTCATGCCCATGGTGCTGAAGTACCTTGACCCGGAGTTGTACTCCTACTACCTGCGGAAGGAAGAGGAGCGCAAGGCCAAAGAGGATGCGGCTGCCCAATCTGCTAGTATGGGAGGTGGGCAACCCCCAATGGCAGGCCCCGAAGGCATTCCATCCCAGATGCTGCCGCCACCGATGCAGGCCCAGCCCATGCCGGGCGCCGGGGACATGGCCGCCTTCGAGGCCCTCCTGCCCCAGATGATGAATGAGGGTATGCCCCTACCAATCTAGGAGTATGTGTGTCAGATAAGCCCTATCTACATGTCGTCGATAAGGAGACCGGCACGATTGCCGAGGCCGGTCCCGGTGAGCAGTTCGTCGTCGTGACGACCCTGGACCGGGCCAAACTCCTGGCGGCCCACATCGCCGACGCCCACGTCATCATGAAGCTGCGTGGCGTAGAAGCCGAGGAAGTACCGGCCTACGTCCAGATGATGTTCACCGACCCCGATCTCCTGGGCCTGATCTTCAACGGGTCGGCCCCTCCCGAAAAGGCCGAGTAACATGGTTGCCCCGGCGCGGCAGCGTACCCGAAAAGACGACATACGAGACCTCATGGCCCGGATTATGGGGGCGCTGCCCGAACAGGCCACCCGAGCCCTACCGGCCCTAACCGGCATGGGGCTGGGGAACGTTGCCATGCCTGGTATGGGCTGGCACGGCGCCTTCCTGGGTGGCCTAGGAACGGAGGCGGCCTCCAGGTGGCTAGAGGAGCCCGGTGACGGCTTCGCGCCACTATCCGACGCCGTGGGGCAGCCCGACTGGCTATCGTCTATGCTGGGTTCATTGGGATCGGGTTCAGAACCGTCGCCACTTGGTATTCAGGAGACCCCCTACCCGCCCGGCTTCGAGCAGGGCCTGCCTCCGGCTTCGTTAGGTCAGCGCCCAATGATACCGTCCATGGCCCAGGAGGCACCCTACCCACCCGGATTTGAGCAGGGCGCCCCTCCGGGCGTTCGGCCGCTATCTCCCGGTGGCGCTCCCTCCCTCGGCCGCAGCCAGTTCGACATCCAGCGGGACCAGCGTCTCCAGGCGGCCCCAGACACGGCCATGCGAGCGGCCCTCGGTGGCCAGAGTGATAGCTGGCTTCAGAACCAGCAGGTGAATGACTACGCCGGCCTCCTGCCCATGCTCCACCAGCTTCAGGAGTACAGCCGCCAGGGAGGCATGGGGACCCCGGAGACCGCCGTCCCCTTCACCGAGTACGTCAATCAGTTCGTTGGCAACATGCGCGGTAAAGGCGGGCAGTCCCCGAACTACTACCAGATGGTGGGCAAGATCGTGGACGACATGGCCTCGGGCGCACTGGACACGGAGACCCTGGAGGCCATGGGCCTGACGCCGGATGTGCTAGTGAAGATGATTGGCCAGACGGCCCGAATGTCCGGTGATCTACCGGGCTTCGCTAATGCCAGGGCCGGTATCGCTCGACGCAAGACGCAGGCTGAGATTGACCGGATGCTCCTGGCCGGGGATGAGCAGGTGAGTTCGGCCACGCTGGGGGCGGCACTGAGGCGGGGGATGGGGCGCTAGGATGTACGCCTTCGGTCAGTCTGGGGGGATGCAGAACTACAACTTCCGCCCCTTCGACAACTGGGAGATGTCCCCGGTGCAGCGGTCATGGTTCCAGGAGAACCCGCAGGCGGCCTTTGGTCAGTGGATGCGGGGTATCGAGGGCACCAAGCGGGCTAGCAACGACTTCACGCGCTGGGCGCAGGGCCTGTATGGCGATCAGTATGGCCGCTTCCAGGGTAAAGTAGCCCAGGACCCGGAGCTTCAGTTCACCGACTACCTCAACAACCTCAACCTCGACGAGATGTACAAACTCTCCAATCCCTACGGCCGTCCCCTCGTTCGACGGACCAAGCTCCTGAGAGGTTAGCTATGTCCTTCGCCCCGAACACCCAGACCACCGACCCAACCCGTGCTGGCCGTCTCTTTGCCGACCCCTCCATCTACATGCGTGAGGCCATGCGACGGCGCGGCATCAATGTTGACAATAACTGGCTGGCCAAGATGCAACTGGGGCGGGCCTCGGAGTTGGTGCCCATGGCCTACGCCTACGGTGCTGGGCCGAACAACTTCGAGGACTTCGTGAACCAGTACACGAACCAGATGAACATGCCCGGCAGTGGTGGACAGTTCAGCCAGGGCAACATCTCCAGTCGGGTGAACTCCCTCATCAATGGCAGTCGTGACCCGGACAACGCTGCCTACAACTGGCTAATCGGCGGCGGAGAGGGTGAGAATAACGACCCCGAGCTTCAGTACAACCGCTTCAAGGGCCTTCAGGAACTGACCCGCCGCGACTGGCTGCCGGGCTTCGCCTCCTCGCAGTCCGGTATCGAGAAGCGCAAGTTCCAGGACTGGTACGACCAGACCCTACTGAGGGGACCCGAGAGCGGGCCTTCGACCTGGCTAGAAGCCTTCACCGGCCGTGGGTCCGCAGCCTCACCATACGCCGCGCCAGGAGCCGGATCGCCGCCGGGCTACGGCGCCCCATCCACTACCCCGCCGCCGTCGGCCGCGCCCGGCTACGGGTCAACGCCAGGCGACACCGGCAGTGCCCAGGCAACCCAGCAGACCGCCACCGCCCCTCAGTTCAATACCTGGCAGGATGTCATCAACTACATGATGCAAGGCCATGACCAGCGCAACCTGATGACTGAGGGTATGCGTGACCCCGGCCGAGGCTTCTCCTTCGGTGGCATCACCTACGACCCAACGAAGCAACAGGGTTCTGGCCGCACCGACCGAGACCCGACCAAGCGCTTCGGCGGCGGTGCGGGCTGGACGGGCATGATCTATCGTCTTCAGCAGTTGATGAAGCAGAGGGATGCCGAGCGTGCGGGCGGCACGGACTACCCGGCAGTGTCAGGCGAGATGACCGACGATCAACTAGCCAGGCTGGCGTCGGATTGGGTGAACAGCCGGTGGCGCGGCACGACTGGGATTAGCTACTAGGGGCGGCGCCTTGTGGAACGATCGACCAGAATGGCTCGACAGCTTCCTGGGTTCAGGCGCCGCCAGGTTGGTATCCCCCGAGGTCTTCGGAAGCCTCTACCACGGATTTGGCCTTGGAGCGGTGGAGCCCCTGTCGTTGTCATCTTCCCCGAGGATGCCATCCCAGTTCCAGATGACATCACCGATGACCTGGGGCCGGATGCCTGCGTATGCCGATGCCCTGCCGATGACCTGGAAGCCCCGGAACAAGATCGCCCTCACGCCTCCCCCGACACCCTACGACCCAGCTACACCCAGTACCACGACGGATTTTACCGGGCCTGACGACGGGGACCTTACTGACCTGGAGCGGGCCATCGACGAGGCCACTGATGACCCGAACATCCGCACGGCCATGCGACTGGCCGCTCTGCTGGAAGGCGGTTCGCTGGGCGGCGGTTGGGGCGTTGGTGATGCCGGCATGAGCTTCGGGCCTTACCAGATTTACACCAAGGTTCACAATGTCACCCGCCAGCAGGCCGAGGACCCACGCTTCGCCACCAAGTACATGCTGCCGGAGTTCCAGAGGGCACTAGCCAAGGTTGACCCGCGTCTCTGGCAGACAGACCCCATGCGGGCGGCCATGCTCACGGCTGGCCACGCCGAGCGACCAGCCCGCTGGGGCCAGAACCCAAATGACCCCTACGACATCGGCCGGGTGCGAACGGCCTGGCAGGCCCTAAGTATGGGCAAGAGGGTGCGGGCGCCCCAGCCTACCGCCCCCGCCCCGCCCTCCGGCAAGGTATCTGGGTGGGGATGGTTTGGCGGTCGCCGCTTCGAGGTGACTGGTCGCTACGGGGAGACCCATGGTGAGTATCGCGGCAAGCCCCATCGCGGTATGGACATCGGCACCCCATCGAACACGGAACTCTACGCCCCGGTGGAGGGTACGGTCATTCATGCCGGGGGGGACTGGAACCGTGGCAACTACGGCGAGGCCATCGTCATCCAGACGGCCACCGGCCACCGCATCATCCTGGGGCACCTAAACGGAGTGAGCGTTCGGCCAGGGCAGCGGGTTGGACCGGGCACCATGCTGGGTAGGACTGGCAGCACCGGCTACGGTAGTGGGCCGCACCTCCACCTCGAAGTCCAGGATGGCGACGGCAACTTGGTGGACCCGGATGCGTACTTTGACTTCCGCTAGATCGAAGAACCACTGATGGCTACCTGGGGCGACTTCCTGAAGGCCATGGGGCAAGATGAGGACTACTACCGGCAGAAGTTTGCCTGGCAGCGGCCGGCCGTGCCCGGAAGCCTACAGTCCTATGGGGAGGGTCTGGGCGCGGCCGGCACCATCCGAGACATCATCTCCGAGGGTGCCCTGCGGCCTGCCCTGGGGGCGGCCGTCTACGCCGCCAACGTCTACGGCGCCAACCGAATGCCGGGCACCGGGGAGATCGCCCCACTCCGGGGCCTGACCCGTGAGGACCTCGCCCGCTACCTGGAGGAGAATGTCGATCAGCGTCACCCACTTGCGGCCTTCGCCTCGGGCGTCCTGACCGACCCGCTGTCCTACGTCGGCGGCCCAGTTGGTGGCATAGCCAAGGCCGCCGCCGGAGCCACCCGAGCCATCAAGCCCCTCTCCTCCGCCTTATCTGCTGTGGCCAAGGCCGATGTCGCCTACCAGAAGGGCGCCGGGGCCGTCACCGAGGCCATTGTTCCTGCGGCCGGTGCGGTGTTGAAGGCCCTGGGTAAGAAAGTCCCCCTCCTGAAGTGGGCGACAGATAGCCCCCTGGGTGAGTGGGCCAAGTACACTGACGCCCTGTGGGATGCCATGCGCTCGGTGACGCAGTACGGGGAGGCCGGCAAGCGGGAGATACTCGGTGCGGCTGTGGCCGGAACGCGGGAACGCCTTGGACAGGCCACGGCCAAGCAGATCGACGCGCAGGTTGCCCAGGGCTGGGAGAAGATCGAGACCACCGTCATGGGAACGGAGAACCCAGCCCAGCAAGCCGCCTCCATGAACTTGTACGTACGCGCCCGACAGGCCGCCGATGAGGTTGGGAAGCGGACCTACGAGGAACGTCAGCGCCTGATGAAGGACCCGAGCCTCCAGACCGAGATCACCATGGACGGCGGAAAGAAGACGACCGAGGGGGAGTACCTGGCTGGTCAGTGGTGGCAGTCTCGCTACGCCGAGGTCATGGGCATCCAGCGGGCAGCCGGTGAGGGTATCGAGAAGCTGATGGCACCGGACATCGACTGGGCCTCACTCTCGACGGGCGCCGATGCCGCGTCGCTGAAGTCGGCCATCGAGGAGACCCTGGTCAGCATGAAGGGCCGTCGGGTTGGGGCGCACGCCGCCGCCGAAACCATCAAGGGCAAGGATGAAGAGGCTGCCGCTCTGAGGAACACCCTCTTCCGCTCTGGCGAGAGCCAATCACTGGCAGACTGGGAGGCGGCGCAGGAGTTCATCTCCCCGGTGGTGACGCCGGAGGTGCAGAAGATCATCGACCTGTCCGACGCCGTGACAGGTCGTGGGTGGGCCGGCCTGAAGGGGGACAAGGCTCCGAGCGCTCTGGCCGCCATCAGTAAGGAGAGCGCCGAGGCCCTGACCAGTAATGCCGACGCCATCCTGGCCGCCTCCGCCCGTATAACCGCCGATCGGAACTACGTCTTCCGCAAGGCGGCACCGGCTCTGTCCAAGCACTACGACGACCTGGCCACTTCCGGCCTGATCGGTCCCGAGGAGAGCCTGCGCCTGCAAGAGGAGGCATTCGGGGACAGCAGCAAGCTCCTGGCGGCCCTGAAGGATGCCGGAGTAGAAACTGCCGACATCGAGAAGCGCCTGGGTGTCGGACACCTCTCCGGGGACCTGCTGGACGGTCGGGACCTGCCGTCCCTCGTCCTCCAGCGCCTGGGTCAGGATAAGGCCAAGGGGCTGAACATCAAGCTGCCGTCCTGGTTTGCCGGCGGCGTGCAGGTGTGGCGGGAACTGGCCCTGATGTCCTTGTCATACAGCCTCAGCAACCTCGTCACCGGCCTCTTCCTGAGCGAGAAGAACGGCGTACCCTGGACACGGGTCATGCGCCGGCTGGGCGAGAACCTGGCCAGTAACGGAGACGAGTTCCGTGCGGCCATCCGTTCTGGCATCGTCCTACCCCACCAGACCAACGCCGACACCCTGCCGCTCCTCCGTGACCTGGGCCGGGCACGTGGCGACCTCATCACCCTGCCCGGCGGCCTGGCCGGCAACCTTGGTCAAGACTTCTCCGCCGTCCTTGGAGCTTCCGGCCTGCATGCCAGCGAGACGGCCCTTGGTCGCCATAACCCGGTGGTGTCCGGCCTGATTGGCCTGGGCACCGGAGCGGCGGCCTACGCCAACGACCCGGAGAACCCGGCTGGTGCTGTTGGCATCGGCGTGGGTGTCGGCGCTGGTGCGTCAGTCGTCCTGCCCAGGCTAGCCGCCATCGGCCGGGTGCTCAGTCGGACGATCGAGGACGCCCTGCGCGTCACCAGCTTCTACTCCAAGGTGGAGCAGGGGCACGCCGGCATCGCCAAGGACATGAGCGGCATCCTGGGAGACACACCGATCGCCGCCTGGTTCGAGAGCCGTGGTGGAAGGGTGAGCCCCGCAGACATTCTCTCCCAGGCCACGAAGGCCGGTATGCCAACACCCGAGGCGCAGAGCCTGGCCGGGGCCTGGGATGGAATGATCGGTAAGCTGGAGGGGGAGGGCGTGGCCCTGTCCCACCGGATCAACTTTGACTACCGAGATGTCCCCAGGATTGTCCAGTTCATGCGGGAGACGGGCCTCATGCCCTTCCTGACCTGGCAGACGAAGGCCCTGCCCCTCTTTGCCAGCATCCTGATGCAGAACCCTCGCTTCATCGTTCTGATCGACGAGTACAACCAACTCAGTGAGCGGGAGACGGGTGAGGCTGGCCTGCCGACGCGCTTCAACCAGACCGTGAAGCTGCCACTCGGCGACCAGATCGCCCAGGACCTCTTCGGCCGCCCTGGCGAGGTGTGGGGACACCCCCTGATGGCCCTCCTGCCGGTGGTGCAGCAGGCCGCCATGGGTGAGGCCCTCGACCGAGGGGGCAATGCCGTGGACAAGGCCATGGCCATCCTCCAGGCCGCCGGCTTCGGCATGTCACCCCTGGTCCAGGTCCCCCTCCAGGCCGCCGGGGCCACCTACCAGCAGGACCCAACCATCCTTCGCACCAGCCCCTACATCGAAGCCCTTTCCTCCGCCTTCGGACCCGGCATCGACCCGGAGGCTCCCATCAAGGAGGGCGTTAGGGCTATCAGGAAGGCCACCGGAGCCAAGACCACCGACCCAGAGACGCCCTCGGTAGCCAAGGATGCCGCTATACGCCAGAGGATCGTGGAGATTTACCACGAGGACGGGCACACGGGACGGCCCAGGGGCACCTACGCCGAGGCCCTGTCTGATACCAAGAGTGAGATATGGCAACGGGCGCGGCACGATGTCGAACGGTCCAATGCTGCCCAGATCGGCCTGAGCGCCAGCCTACCTATTAGAGGGCGCTTCCTGTCGGAGACGGAGAAGGAGCTACGGGCAGCGGCCAAGGCCCAGGGCGTGTCCGGGGAGGAACTGGGCGACATGCCGGATAAGGAGGCCCGTTCTCAGGCGCTGCGAGCGGCCGAGGCGCGGGACCCACGAAGTACCGCCCTGCTGGGAACGAGCCCGGAGCAGGCTGACTGGGATAAGTGGCGAGCCCTGAAGGCCAAGTCCTGGGGCCTGCCGTCGGCCATCCGCCAAATGGAGGAGCGGAAGTTCCTTCGGGATAACCCGCGTTTTGCGGACACGCTGCGGTCATTTGCCACTCGTATGGCCTAGTGTCATTGTTTTGGGCTGCCTTTCTGTATGATGAGTGTGTAGCCAATTTCTGAAGAGGAGCGCATGGACGACGATTTGACACTTACTGGGGACACCAACGCGAGTGAGGGCGGACAACAGCCCACGGCCTCGGGTGATGGTGGCGGCGACATCGGCGATCTCGTCTTCTACACGGAGGACGGGTCGCAGGCCCCCCAGGGAGAGCAAGCTAGCGGCGACCAAGGCGGTGCCAGTGACCCGAACGGCCAGGCGCGGCAGGTGCCGACACTGGCGGAATTGTTCGGTGAGGCTCCAGGTGGTCAGCAGCAGGGCGCGGGTCAGTTCCCGCAGCAGCCGCCATTGCCGACTGGATTGCCAGGCTTCGATCAGCGTTTCCTAGATCAGTCCTTCGTTGACCTCCAGGAGGAGCGAACCAACCTCCGCTACAGCCAGCGACTGGCTCAGGCCAAGGCCGGGCAAGCCCCGGTGGAGGAACTCGTCAACGACGCCTACCAGAACTCCGTGGCCCTCGTTCGCGCCCAGCAGAAGATCAACCAGTTGATGGTTGCCCTGCACGGTCAGTGGCAGACGAACCAGCAATACGAGAGCCAGATGGAACCCGTCAACAAGGCTCGCACTGCTCAGTTCCTGGCCGAACGCTACGGTGTTGCGGAGTGGAAGAACCTCCTGACCCACCCAGTGACCAATGAGCCCATCAATGACCCCCGTGTCATGGCCGCCGTGGCCTCGATGATGGGCGACCAGAAGCGGCAGCAGGCCATCCAGCAGCGCCGAGGCGTCGATCAGCCGGTTGCCGTTACCCAGGGCACCAGTCGAACCCGAAGCATCCAGAACCTAGACCCATTCGGCCGCGACTTTGAGCGGTTGGAGGAACAGGTTCGTAACTCTCGGTCTAACGGCCGAACCGTGCATTTGCGCGGCTAACTCGCCAAACGGGGCCGCTTTGGCCCACTCGCGACCCATCTTCTCCGCCTAGGATTGAACTACCTTTTAGGAGCCTATTGACATGGCCGTCACTCAGATCGGCACAGCGGATGCGACACCCTGGTTACCAGCGACCGCTGTCTCCGAAACCATCATCAACAAGATTTTCCTCGACAAGAAGCTGCTCAAGTACGCCAAGCCGAAGCTGATCCACAGTTCCTTCGGCAAGCCGGCCACCGTCCCGAAGGGGATGCGGCAGTACGAATGGCACTTCTACGACATCTACGCCGTCTCGGCTACCCCAGAGACCGCCTACCTGTTGGCCGAAGGTGTCACCCCCACCGACAGCATCATCCCGACCGTGGCCATCAAGACCGCCAACCCCAGCCAGTTCGGCGCCTTCATCCTGGGCACCGACCTCCTGGAGGCCACCGGCGTTGACCCGGTTGTGGCCGAGTTCACCGAGAAGCTGGGTGTCCACAGCGGCATGTCCCTCGACCGCATCGTCCGCAACGTCCTGGTCGCTGGCACTACCATCCAGTATGCCGGCCCCACCGCTACCTCGGTCGTCACCGTCAATGCCGCCGACATCATCAACTACGACGAGCTAGTTGAGGCCGTTCGCACCCTGAAGACCAACAACGTTGAACCGTGCAAGAACGGTCGCTTCTGTGCCGTCATCCACCCCTTTACCTGGGCCACCCTGATGCGTGACCCGGACTTCAAGGAAGCCGTGACCTTCGGGCAGAAGGACAACCTCTTCGAGGGCAAGCTCGGCACCTTCCTGGGCGTGGACTTCTACGAGACCTCGGAAGCCTTCAAGAACGCTGCCGGCGGCGCCGGGGCCATCGACGTGTACTACACCCTGATCTTCGGTGCCGAGGCTTTCGGGACCGTTGACCTGGCCATGCTGAAGCTGGAGACCATCTTCAAGGCCGCCGGCAGCGCCAAGGGTAGCGACTACCTCAATCAGGTGTGGTCGATCGCCTGGAAGGCCAGCCACGCCACCACCCGTCTGAACGAAACCTACTTCCTGCAAATCCGACACGCCGTCGCCTAGTAGTCAAGTCTTCTTATACCGAGGAGTGACAGTGCCCGCGACCCAGACACGTCCCGGCCAGAACCCTAATCCAACGCCTGAGACCGTCGATCGGATGGATGAGGCCGTTGCCAAGAGCATCGAACTCCTGGCGCTGTCTCCCGAACCCCGACAGGTTGAAGCGGCGGTGGCGGAGGCTGCGGCCGGCTACAGCGAACCCATGGTCATCGATGGCAACGACCCACAAGACCTGAGCGCCCTCCTGGCTGTGGCCCTGAAGCGGGCTGGCCTGGAGATCGACCCAGACAAGGTTGTGGCAGCCATCATGGCCCAGTCGAAGCCGGTTCGGGACGTGGATGGGGAGTTGGGTGTTCTGTCATCGGCCCAGGACCAGGAGCGCTACGAGAGGGTACGGGCCAAGCAGGAGGCGGCCCTATCCCGTGGCTCCGGCAAGGAAGCCTCAACTCGCCTGAAGTTCAAGACCGAGCCGCGAGTGACGGTCAACAACCCGTCCGAGGTTCTCCTGACGATCAACGGTGTCAAGGTGGCCGTCAAGGCCGGGGCCGTCACCGTGCCCATCTCCATTGCCCACCACATCGAGGACGACAAGCGACACGTCAGTTCGGCTCGGCACTACACCGATTGGCTAAAGAACCAGCCGAACGCCCTCATCAACTACGACGCCGTGTACGGGCGCAAGCTGGCCAGTCCCATCCCAGACGGCCAGGATTTCGCCTTCATCTCATAGGAGGGCACGCCCGGTGCTCATGAAGTCTCGCAACCAGAGGAAGGTCTCGGTGGCCATCGCCAACGGCGCCGCCCTGTCCTCGGCCATCGACATCCGAGATGCCGTCGGTGGCCTGATCCAAATCCCGGCCGCCATCACCGGCAACGAGTTGCGCTGGCTGGTCTCAGGTGACGGCACGACCTACTCCGACGTGGATAACAGCGGCGTCGTCATCGCCAACACCCTGGCCGCCAGTCGGCAAATCCCCATCCCCACGGTGGTCTTTGGCGCCCCCTACCTGAAGGTTCAGAGCTACACCACCGGCGCCTCGGCCAACCAGGCCGCCGCCCGGACGCTCGTCGCCATCCTGAAGTCGTAGGCGGAATAGATGGCCATCTACGCCACCGTACCCGTCACCATCGCCAGCGGGGCCTCCCTCTCCGCCGGGGTCAACCTGGCCATGCTTGGCGGACCCAGGGCGCAGTTGGTTGCCATCCAGATGCCGGCTGCCTGGACCGCCGCTGCCCTGACTTTCCAGGGTTCAGCCGACGGCACGACCTACTATGACCTCTACAACGCCACGGCCGAGGTTTCCCTGGCCACGCCCACCCCCGTCGGGGCCACTCGCTACATCGTCCTCGACCCGAACCTCTTCGCCGGCTTCCTGTTCATCAAGGTGCGTTCCGGTACGGCCGCCGCCCCCGTGAACCAGGGCGCCACCAGTATTCTCAAGCTACTCGTGCGCAATCTGTAGGCGGTGAGGCGTGGCTGTCACTGGTCTTCTCTACGGCTTGGTCTGGAACGCGGCATTCAATAAGGAGATCGACATCCTTGATGACGTTATCAAGGTGATGTTGACGACCGTAACCTACGTGCCAGCACAGGATACTCACAACTACAAGGATGATGTCACGAATGAGGTGGTGGGCACCGGGTACACGGCCACCGGGGCCACGCTAGCCTCGGACACCCTGACCTACACCGCCGG